AGATATAAGTCGACCAAGTTCTCTACCTTGTTGTTCATCACCTTCAACAGAAGAACCAGAAGCATCTACATTTACTACAACATTTGTTGAACCCATGGCATGATTTGGAATTATAGTACCTGCTCTATCTGGCATAAATAACTCTGGTCCTCTTTCTCCTACGATTGAAGGTCTACCAACAGGAGGTCTACCACCATTAGCAAAATTTTCTAAACTCTGACCTCTTGGCATTCCAAAAGAAGGATCATCAAAATCTCTACCAAACCTATCTGTGCCACCTGTATTGGCACCTCTTGAAGGGGCTATGCCTGATGAAAAGAACTTTAATCCAATACCTAGTATCTGCATTTGAATTTGTTTAGCAATCATCTGTGCAGCCATATCTAAGAAATGATCTGCTGTACGCATAAATAAATTCCTTAATGCTTGTTGGGCAGTCATTGAACCACTAACAATACCTCTAAATGATTCGGCAAAAGAATCTCCTACTGTTCTTGATAAGGATATTAATTGTTTTAATGGGTCCATTAATTCTCTTAGTTCTTCTTTAGGTTCAGATATTTGTCTAACTATATCTCTAGCTTCTAATCTTCTTTTCTCTTCATTAAACTTTCTCATTGCAGCAGCTTGAGCACTAGCATTGGCATCCAATATATCTTTGCGAGTCTTTTCAATAAACGGGTTTGTTCCAATTTTTTTTATATCTCCTGATAAAAATTGATTTATAAAGGATAATGACGCTCTCAAACTATTAATACTAAATCCTTTTGTTGATAAATTATCTGCTTTATTTTGTGCTTCTTTATCTTGCAATTCACTAAGTTGATCAAGAATAAATTTTTGTGCTGCTAAACCTCCTGCACTAGCAGCTATATTTACAGCTTGATCTGCTCTCTCCTTACCTATTTTCTTCTCGATTGTCTCGATATTATTTAAAATATCAACTGTTTTTCTAAGATTTTTTAAAGTATTAAATGTAGCTTCATCTCCAAAAACTTTTATAAGACTCATTCTTGCAGCAGCACCAAAAGCTTCAAATGAACGGGCAGCTTGTAATGCCTCATTCGCAGAAAGACCTAATTCTTTTCCTAATTTTTTAATACTGGCAACGGAAAACTCAGATTCTCCTCCAGTTAATCTTATTGATTTATTTAATTTTTCAATTTCTTTTCTAAATTCTATAGCTTCTGTAATTTTTTGAGCAGCAGCAGTAGCGACAATAGAACCAGCAAATCCGAATCCTGGACCTAATGCTCCTCCAAGTGCTCCCCCAAGTCCACCTGCCAGTGCAGCACCAGGACTTTGACCAAATAACAAGGGGAAACCACCACCAATTAAACCACTTTGAGCAGCACCAGCAATCCTACCGGCCCTTCCTCTACTATTAAAGAAAGCTCCTCCTTCATTAAATTGATTACGAATGACAGATGGAAGTTTAAATCCTTGATTTCTTGCTTGACTTGTTGTTAAAGCAAGAACTTGTTTTTCTATTGATAATATTCTTTGTCTAGTCCTTAATTCTTTTTGTAATATCTTGTCTCTTTTAGCTTGATTTCTTCTAATAGATTTTGCGATAGGATCTTGAATACCAGGTCTGTCTGGACCTTGCATATTTGCTGGCCTTCCAACAGTTTTTGGGAATGGACCAATAAAACCTGCTGGACGATCTACTGCTCCAGAAACTCTAGGAATTTGATCTGCTGCTATACTAAAATCAAGAAAATCACTGCCAGTTCTGGATCTTTCGCTACGAATTGTGTTTCGTAAAACATTTCCACGCATTGCGTTTTGACGAGCTATTGCAGTATTTATCGCTAAAATATTTGGATCAGCAGCAAGAGGTAATTGTTTTCCTCCCATTTGAGAACCTAATAATAATGTGCTTACAAATGTCTGTGCTTTTTTATTATTTGCATCTAATAAAGAACCTAAAAGAGTTAAATTTGTTTTAGCAGATGTTCCAAGATTCTTAACACCAGTAATTGCTGCTCCTATGGCAGTAGTAACAGTCATAATATCTGTTTGACCTTTTTTAAATAATTCAAATATTGTTCTTAAATCTTCTCCTGATCTTTTAGCAAAAAATTGTATATTTTTAAAACCACTGGAAGTTGTTTTTAAAAAAGTACTAATTGGACCTAAATTTGCTTTTGTTAAACTCTTAACTTTTCTATCTAAAGCTTGAATACTATCAGTTGTAGTAAAAACTTGTTTTGATGCTTTTTCAGCACTTTTAGCTAAGTTATTAAATCCTTTACCTTCAATTCTTTTTAATGTGCGTTCTATATTAGTTAGACTCTTAGTAATACGATCTGTAGCACGTTTTATTGCTTTATCATTGACGTTAAATACTATATTTCTCGTATAATCAGCAGCCACTTAATTACTAAGACTTAATTTACTTTCTATCTTACCTTGTTCTTCCTCTTAAAGCATTAGTTCTTTGTGCTTTTTCTTCTTCTTGTTTCCTTTCTTTATCAACTATGGAAAAATAAGCAGACCAACCTAACAATTCCTCCATAGTTAATTCATCTGCAAGTCTTTTAACAGTCATCTTTAGCTCTTTAGCCAAAGAAAACATAAAAAACATTAATTTATCAGCTTTTTAAATCGGCTTCTGCCTGTTCTCCCTCTTTATTTACACCAGCTTCCATCATCGCTAATTGTATCTCCTGCAAGATGTTTGCTTCAACTTCCCTTCTAAGTGATGCCTTATCACCATCTTGAAAAAGTCTATTACCATCTTTATCTAATGCCTTTTGAATCATTAAGGCTAAAGCAAAATCATTTGCATCTTCATTATTTGATTTTTTTAATATTGATTCTCTTTCTGCAATAGTTAAAGGATGCCAATAAATAGTAAGAATAATTTCATCGTCTTTCTTTACATCATGCTTGTAAAGTTGTGAAACTCCAAACTTGTTTTTTAAAAGTTCAACTGCTCTAGTCATATATAAAAGTAATATTACATTACTATACTACGCATTTGCTGAGAATTGGCAAGATATTACTCCTAAAAAGTGAGATTCTTCATCAGAAAGTATTGGACCAGGGCCAACAATGTCACTAACTCTCGGACTACAAGTGAATGTATCAACATAATCAGAAGCATTAACAGAAATTAATCCATCAATTATTGCTTCACTTATATTAGATAACACTGCACTACCTTTTGATCTGGGAACATAGATATTACATTGAATAAAACCAGAATAATAACTCGATGCAGAACCCTGATTTTGAATTGTAGATTGACCAAAATTTATAGACATCACAATATATTTTTTAGTTTTACCAGGAGTCGTAAATGCAACATTGTCATACACTATTAAAACTGTAGGATCAATGTCTGATACTGCATCTGTCACTGCCTTTTCAAAAGCTGCTCTGGTGTTTACTAAAGTCATTGTCTTAAATAACCAATTTTAGAACCTTGTGGTTCTGCACCAACTCTAATATCAGGTCTTTTGTCTGTGAAGAACCTATCAATTTTTTGATTTAAACTTTTACTAAAAACTCCAGTTGCTCCACCCTGCAAATAGGCATTTATATTTGATTTTGGAGACAATAATGCGTATGGTGCATATTTCACAGTATTACCTATATAAACTGGTTGATTTACTTTAAAATTAGTTGGAACAGAATGTCTGGGTGCAATCAAGGGTCTAAAACCTGGTTTTAATCTATCTCGAAAACCTTTTCTATTTCCTTTTTTTATTTTATTCCATCTTGGAAAGTCTTTAATCTTATCTGTTCTTGCAATATAAGTATTACTTGCTTTCCAACTAGAAGCAAAAAAACCAGTTAAAACAGGACTGACACTAACACTATTTGCTCCAGTACCAATATTACTTAAATCATTAACAACAGATCGTACAAAACCATTTAAGTTCGCATCTATTTCATCATTAAGATCATTTTTTATTAAATCTGCAAAATCTTTTGCTTTTAACTCAGTAAAAGTTGTACCTCTTGGTCCATATCCTTTTCTTGCTCTTCTAGTAACCATTAGAATCTAACCTGCAAAATAAATAAATAAGTTTGACCACCTTGTTTAGTATCAATATCAATTATCTGTGCAGTTTTTGTACTACCTGCATAAGTTAATATTATTTCATCTTTAAATGTTGGCTGATTATCTCCAATTAAATTAGGTGTTATATATACTTTAGCTCTTCTAAGTTCTCTCCCATCATCCTCTTCAGATAATATAAATTCTATAGGGACTTTTATATCAGAATAAGTTGTATCAACACTAACTTCTTCACCAGTATCAATATTGTAAGTAGAAGTTCCTTTTTTTATATAAGTAATAGTTGAATCTAAAGAACTACCTAAAGTTGCCACTATATCTTTAGCAACGCTTTTTAGTAATGAATCTAATTGACCTGCCATTATCCTCTAACTACCCTCATTTGAAAAGTACCTGCTCCACCTAGCATATACGCTCCAAGATAACTCTGTAGCCAAGGGTATTTATCCATAATATTATTTACAGTTCCAGTACCTTGACTTTTTGTGTTGTATTTTACTTGAATATCTCCTAATTTTACTTCTTCTATATTTCCGTCTGTACCAGTATTACCTGTCATGGCATCTGTTTCATTAGCTAAAGCTCTGGCTAATTCATATTGTGCATATTTAATATTATTTGGAATAGTTGAACAACTTAACTCAACTCTATCTACCTGATAATTAGTTCTAGGAAATTTTAATGCTTGATTTTCGTCACATCTATCTCCTTGAAAAACAAAAGTATCAATCCATCTTGTAGCAGCTATTAATGATCTATTTTTTTGATCGTCTGTTTTATTAGTCCAAGTGCTTGACTCAGGTGCAGTTTCAAAATAACTATTAGCTTCTGTCAATGTGACATAACTATTAGCAGTTTCACTTTTTAAA